AGGGTGGAGTAGTGCTTGATGTAGATCTCGGAATCGATAGACTCGAGATCACCAGCTTGGGCCAGTTTCTTGATGTTCCTGTAGTAGTCCGCGGTCAGTTCAGCCTTACGTTTCTTGTCGGCAGGAAGGTCGCCTCTTTCGATGTAGTCGCCATCCTTCTTACAATAGTCTGAGGCCTCGAGGAAGGTAGACTTAGAGCTTTTCTTCTCGATGTGGGCTCCAGCAGGTAGTTTCTTCTTCACAGAGCCGAAGGCGACACGGTTCTTGAAGGAGACGAAGCCTTGCAGGTGAGGGGTGCCTGACTCTCCGACCTCCTTGCCGTAGCAGATGTAGCGGCATTCGAGGTTCGCCAAGGTCAGGAGATGGTCATCGGTGTAGTTGTTCACCGTGAAACAGTAGTTGTTCGCTTTGTTTTCAGTTTGTCGCACCATTGTTTTTTGATTTATGACTTCTTTTGTGTTCTGTCCATTTTTTGATTTTTGTGTCACACGTGTCATAGTCGCGATATGCTAAAATTAGATTATCTGGGGGGTCAATAAATTTTATTTGCTGGGGGGTTTACGGCGTTTCGCTACGCTCCCCGCTTCTTTTTATAAACCTCCACTGTTGAGGGCCGAGCGCAGGGCATTCGCAGGGACGGTGTCCGCGCCCTAAAGGGGCTCCCCCTTCGCAGTCGCTGCGCTCCGGCGTCGACAAGGCCGGGCTAGTTCTCCACAATAGCTGACGCGACAGGGTCGGACAGCTCCACGATGAAACTCAGGTGGATGTCGAATTTGACCTTGTTGGTATCGTTGCCGTCTTTGCTCATACAGCCGACGTGCAGATACACTTCACCCTTGGTATCGGAGTTTACACCGATCAGGGTGGATTCATCCATGTACTCAGGGTCAGAGACCCATCGCTTTCCATTGATTACCTTGGACATGACAAGTCCCTTGTCGTCCTTGGGACCCATGTACTTCCAGTCAATGGCGTCCGTGACACGCCCCGCTTCGCGGAGGGCGTTCTTGTTGGCCGCAATACCATATTCAGGTACCGCAGTTTGGCCAACTTCCAGAAACAAGATATGCTCGTTTCTTTGCTTTTCAGTGAGGATGTATGGGTAGGTGTCGGTGGCACCGACATATGGCTGGACTTGGTCGACTACGTCGCCAGTCACCATGTTAGGGTGGAACGTGACAGATACCATTGTCTTCAACACTTTGTATTGTCCGTAGAGAGTAGCCCAATTATCGCGGAACATAGGCTGGTGACCACCACCTGTATAATCCGGATCATAGATGCTCCGCATCCTGAACGTGTGGACCCCTGCTCCGGTACCGGGGCTAAGGGTCTTCGTGTCCACGTATCGGAGGAGCGTCTTAATCTTAGGCTTGACGAGCTTTCCGAATTGGGTGAGGCCAGAGGTGGGGAAGGAGCGGCGACGGGAGCGCATAGGGCGAGAGACTTTGCGCACAACAAATTGTGCACGGCGTTTAGCACCCACACCGCGGCGAGTAATGCGACGGCTAGAGCGAGAGGTGCGGCGAGCGCGGACATATTTACCCATGGTTATATGTTGAAAAATGAATAAATTCTATTTTTAAGTGGTCGACCGTCGACCACTAGGTTGAGGGTAATACTGATAACCTCAACCTAGGTGTCGATTCTAAATTTAGAATGATTCTGTGTACTGGAGTTCTTCGATGATTTCGTTGATATCAGTTTCATCCATGGGAGGAAAGTCCAGAGCAGGGAGAGGAGCGAGGGCGGCTCCCTCTTCTTCAGCAGGGGGCGGGCACCAGCGCTTGTCGAAGTGCACCACCTTGAAGCGGCGGCGGATAGCAGCGACAGTCTCGGGTTCGTCGTCCCAGATGCGATCAGGGGAGTACTGCGAGGTGACGATGATCTTCTTAGGGCGGATGGCGATGGCGCCTCCTTTGTTCTCGGCCATGAAGCCATAGCGGTCAGCCCAGATCTTGAGGTGGTGGCCAAGGACTTTGTGGCGAGGATCCAGGTCGTCGATGATCACGAATTCTTCATCTCGGTAACCATCCCACCACTTGTTGGCCATTTTCATGTAGGAGTTGGGGTAGTCGTGACGGGCAGCGCGAGACTTGCCGACACCGGCTTCGCCGTAGTACCAGATTCCAGTGACGTCGTCAGCATTGGGAGGGAGGACAGCGTGGTCCTTCTTAATGCGGCACAGGGTGGAGTAGTGCTTGATGTAGATCTCGGAATCGATAGACTCGAGATCACCAGCTTGGGCCAGTTTCTTGATGTTCCTGTAGTAGTCC